CTTAAAAATTCCCCCGGAGGTACATTTGTATAGATATTTGTACTGCTTACTAGAGTTAATAAGTATAATTATGCCATCTCATCCCCTACTCATATTCTATGTCCTCTGTTTCTCCTTCCTAGACCAAGGCTACAACAGAATAGTTATATTTATTAGCTCCAGTAAGTAGTACAAAGTACCACAAAAGTGGTATCATTCTATGCATAAAGTATATAGGAAGGACTGATATTTCATGCCAAAGGAAGATAGAAGTGTTTCTAGTTCTAGCAAAACTTGCAAATCAAGGCCTGCTTTAACACCTGAGGCGCGAGAAAATCAGATGATCGCGTTAGCTGTAGACTTAGCAGAGCAACAATTAAGGAATGGAACAGCCTCATCACAGGTTATAACCCACTACCTTAAGCTCGCAACAACGCGAGAGCAACTTGAACAAGAAAAGTTGGAACTAGAGAAGCAATTACTTGCTGCAAAGAAAGAAGCAATTCAAGCTCAGGCATCATCAGCTGAAATGTATGAAGAAGCAATGAAGGCATTTAGTAGATATAGTGGAAGGAAAGACTACAATGATTAGGAAATATTCTGAATTGTGTAATCTTCCTACTTTTGAAGAACGATTTGAGTATTTGAAACTAGATGGTAGAGTTGGATACGATACATTTGGATTTGATAGATATTTGAATCAACAGTTCTATAGATCTGCCGAGTGGAAAAGAGTTAGAGACTTTGTAATAGCAAGAGATTTTGGATGCGACTTAGGAGTGAAGGGATGCGAGATACCAGGTCGTATTTATATTCATCACATGAATCCATTGACAGTAAGCGACATAACTGATTCTAGTGATAATTTACTAAATCCAGAGTATTTAATTTGTGTATCTCTAGACACACACAATGCAATACATTATGGAAGAGATAAAATTGAAAGAACATGTGTTCAGCGTAGTGCTAATGACACATGTCCATGGAAGAAATAAGGAGGGTATATGAATAACGATAGCATATTGCAATCTATAAAGAAATTATTAGGATTAGATGCATCTTATGATGCATTTGACACTGACTTAATAATTCATATAAATTCTGTATTTGCAACGCTTGCTCAAATGGGTGTTGGAAGTACAGATCCGGTATTTCAGATACAAGATGATTCTGCTTTATGGTCAGACTTCATAGACACAGACGAAATAGCAAATGTTAAATCGTATATGTTCTTAAAAGTAAAATTGATATTTGATCCTCCAATGAACAGTACAATTACTGCTTCTATTAACAATCAAATAAATGAATTAGAAGTTAGATTATATACTCAGAAAGGAGGATATTAATGGATTATTTAGAAATACGTGCTTTATACCATCACGGAATTAAAGGCCAGAAATGGGGATTACGTAGATACCAAAATGAAGATGGTACTCTTACAGCAGAAGGTAAAAAGCGATATAACAAAGATATTCTCGGTAAAGACCTAACATATGACAAAGAAAAAGGTAGATATTATTACGAAGATAAAAACGGAAATAGAATCTATGAAAAAACACAGGCAAAGCATCTTGATGATAAAGATCTTTCCGACTTAAACATGAGAGTTATTCAAGAAGAGCGTCTAATGGATGCTCATGATAAAGTTTATGACAAAAAAGGTCCTAGTGCCGCTGATGTTTTATCAGAGACTTCTAAATTCTCAAATGATTTAGCTAGAGCAATTCCTACTGGAACTGGCAAATACATTAAGAAAGATTATTCTTCTTTAAGTAATGAAGAACTATCTAATCGAATCAGAAGACTTGAATTAGAAACTAAGTATGGCCAGTTATCTGGAGATACAAAGTATGTAAAATCTGGTGGTGAAAAAGCCAGAGAAATTTTACAAACTGCAGGCGCCGCATTAGCAATTGGAGCTACAGCTGCGCATCTAGTAACAACAATACTAGACTACAAACGCGGTAAAAAGCAAGACTCTGCGATTGCTGAAGATGAATTGTCTCATCATGGTGTAAAAGGCCAGAAATGGGGAGTTCGAAAAGAACGAGATTACGATGATGAAGCATCCTCTGATTATGAGGCCGAACAAGCTAAAAAGAGTCGCAGGAACAAAATATTAGTCGGAGCTTTAATCACAGCAGCTACCGTAGCAATTGGTACTGCCTACATAAAACGAAAACTAGCTAAAAATTCAGCTGCCTCAGATTCATCTTCAAACAATAAACAGAAGGCTGTTGAAAAGGTAAAAGCTACAGTTGTTAAAGAAACAATCAAAGCAACAAAACCAAAATCATCAGGTGCTGGAGTTATCATTGATGCAGAATTCAGAGATGTTTCAAGGGGTGCAAGTTTTGTAGGAAGTTTACTTCCTTCTGTTAATTCAGCACCTAGAAGAAATGTAATTGGAACAATTACTCCAAAACTATTAACACATTCTGATATAGCAGAACTTGTGCATCACGGCATCAAAGGTCAGAAGTGGGGAGTTCGAAGATTCCAAGAAGCAAATGGTGCATTAACTCCGGAAGGTAAGAAACGTTATTACCTTAACGAAGGAACTAAAGAAATTATTAAGAATACAGGATCTTATAAAGGTTTCGTTAAAAAGTATCAAAATAGCTACACTAAATACGGTAAATTAGCTGGTGCAAAGCGTGGATTCTTACTTGGAATGGGAACTGGAGCCGCTATGGGAATTGGAAAAGTAGCTATTGATATTTTAACAAATAAAGGTTCTAAGAAAGCATCTTCAAATGAAGTTGTAAATAGATTTATACGAAATGCTATAGTAGGATCTTTAGGCGGCGCTGCCGTAGGAACACTTCTTGGTGGAATTGCCGGAAAGAATAGTGCAGAAGCACAACTTGCTGAAAAAGGTAAAGAGTATACTGACGTAATATTAAATACTCCTGTTGATAGATTGAGAAAGGGTAGTCGATAGATATGTCTCTATCTAATACAGCCGTCCCAAAATATTATGGTAAATTCAGAGATGCTGTTAAAAGAGGCGAAATTCCAGTATGCAGAGAAATTGCAATGGAAATGGTCCGCATAGATCAGCTAATAGAAAACCCTGGAATTTACTATGATGATGAAGCTGTTGAAGGATTTATTGAATATTGTGAAGGTGAATTAACTTTAACAGATGGTTCAGATTTAAAGATGCTAGACACCTTTAAGTTATGGGCTGAACAAATATTTGGATGGTATTACTTTATAGAGCGTAGCGTCTTTGTTCCAGATTCAAATGGAGGACCTGGCCACTATGAAACACAATCTATAAAGAAAAGATTAATAAACAAACAATTTCTAATTGTGTCAAGAGGAGCTGCTAAATCATTATATGAAAGTTTTATACAAGCATACTTTCTTATAATAGATGTTGCGACAACTTATCAGATAACAACAGCACCTACAATGAAGCAAGCAGAAGAAGTAATGTCGCCAATAAGAACGGCTATAACAAGATCCAGAGGACCTTTGTTTAAGTTCTTAACAGAAGGATCTTTACAGAACACAACTGGTCCTAAAGCAAATCGTCAAAAGTTAGCATCTACAAAGAAAGGTATTGAAAACTTCTTAACTGGTTCGCTACTTGAAGTAAGACCAATGAGAATTGACAAATTACAAGGCCTTAGATGTAAGATTGCTAGTATAGATGAATGGTTGTCTGGAGATGTTAGAGAAGATGTTGTTGGTGCAATAGAGCAAGGTGCTTCAAAAGTAGACGATTATTTAATACTAGCAGTATCTTCAGAAGGTACTGTACGTAACGGTAGTGGTGATACAATCAAAATGGAGTTAATGGACATATTAAAAGGAAATTATATCAACCCTCATGTGTCTATTTGGTATTACAAATTAGATGATATTTCAGAAGTAGGCATGCCAGAAATGTGGATAAAGGCTAACCCAAATCTTGGAAAAACAGTTTCATATGCAACATATCAGCTAGATGTTGAAAGAGCAGAAAAAGCTCCTGCGACTAGAAATGATATTTTGGCAAAACGATTTGGCATCCCTATGGAAGGTTATACATATTTCTTTACTTATGAAGAAACTCTTCCTCATCCACATAGAAGTTATTGGGGAATGCCTTGCTCACTAGGAGCGGACTTATCACAAGGTAATGACTTCTGTGCTTTTACATTCTTATTCCCATTAAAAGATGGTTCTTTTGGAATAAAGGTCAGAAGCTATATATCATCTCTTACTTTAAATAAATTACCAGGCGCTATGCGAATAAAGTATAATGAATTCATGAACGAAGGGTCTCTTATCGTGTTAGATGGAACTATTCTTGATATGATGACCGTTTATGAAGACTTGGATGCATTTATACAAAGCAACGAATACGATGTTAGAAGCTTTGGATTTGACCCGTATAATGCAAGAGAATTCGTTGAAAGATGGCAATCCGAAAACGGACCTTTCGGCATTGAGAAAGTTATTCAAGGTGCTAAGACAGAATCAGTTCCGCTTGGTGAACTAAAGAATCTTTCAGAGGAAAGAATGTTAATCTTCGATGAAACTCTAATGCAATTTGCAATGGGAAACTGTATAACTCTTGAAGATACTAATGGAAATAGAAAGCTTTATAAGAAACGTTACGAAGCTAAAATAGATAATGTTGCAGCAATGATGGACGCATTTGTTGCATATAAATTGAATAAGGAGGCGTTCGAGTAATGGATTATTTAGAAATACGTGCTTTATACCATCACGGAATTAAAGGCCAGAAGTGGGGTATCCGTCGATATCAGAACGAAGATGGCAGCCTTACTCCAGAAGGTAAAAAGCGCCTTCAAGATGTCACTGATACTTTTGGTCGTTATAATGAGTATGTTTATAATGAAATAACATCAGAACGAATCAATGGCGAACCATTACCAAAAGAATATATTCGAGATACTATAAAAGCTCAGAATCGAGCTAAAAAATTCCTAAAAGCTTTACAAAAAGAAAAAATTTCAATGCTCGGACTTGATGTTACAAAAAAAGGTAAAAGCTATTATAGGATGGCGTTCAAGGATCTAAAGACTGGAAAAGTCCTAGAAGGAAATGAAACAACTCCAAATGGTCTCGGTTATAATCAATATGAATATAACTTCATTAAAGTAAAACCTGAAAAGAAGGAGGCGTTCGAGTAATGGATTATTTAGAAATACGTGCTTTATACCATCACGGAATTAAAGGACAAAAGTGGGGCATCCGTCGTTATCAGAACGAAGATGGCAGCCTTACTCCAGAAGGTAAAAAGCGCCTTCAAGATGCTACAGACGCTATTGGTAGATTTCAAGAGCATGTCTACACTGGACATGTGATTGCAGCTATAGAAGGAAAACCACTGTCTAAAGAATATATTCGTAAATCTCATAAACTATGGAACCAATCTCAAAAATTTATAAAAGCCTTAGAAAAAGAAAAAATTAACACATATACTAAAAACATTACAGAAAAAGGAAAAAGTTACTGTATGGTAGTGTTTGGAGATATTAAAACAGGTAAATATTTAGAAGGTGCAGTTCCTGGAACAGAAAAAGAACCTTTTGACCACTATAGATACGAATATGGTTCTACTGAAGTGAAACCAATTCTACTAAAGTGAAATATGATTAAAAGGAGAATGATATGGGTTTTTTAGATAGATTAGCTCATGCATGGAACGCGTTCAGGCAACTGGATGAGCCAAGTACTAGAGCACCAGTATATAGGAATCTTGGATATTCTTCGACACGAAGACTAGATAGAATGTATTTTTCAAAAGGAAATGAACGTTCTATTGTAACAGCAATTTATAACAGAATTGCAACAGATGTGTGCGACATTGATATTAGGCATGTAAAAGTTGATGACAATGGAAGATATTTATCTGATGTGAATTCTGAATTGAATAAGTGTTTAACACTTGAAGCTAATAAAGATCAGACAGCAAGAGCATTTATACAAGATGTTGTTCAATCAATGTTTGATGAAGGATGTGTGTCAATTGTGCCTGTTGATACAAACATAAATCCGGAGGAAGGTTCTTTTGATATACTAAGCGTTCGAACTGGAAAAATAACACAATGGTATCCAGACCATGTTCGTGTGGAAGTGTATAATGATAAACTTGGATATCGTCAAGAAATTGTAATGGAGAAAAGTAAGGTTTGCATTATAGAAAATCCTTTCTATGCAATAATGAATTCTCCAAATTCAACTCTTCAACGATTGATAAGAAAATTAAACATACTAGATGCTATCGACGAGCAATCTGGTAGTGGAAAATTAGATCTGATTATTCAATTGCCGTACATTGTAAAAACTGATGTACGTCGTGAACAAGCAGAAAAACGTCGACGTGACATAGAAGATCAGTTAGGCAATTCTAAATATGGTATTGCATATACAGATGGTACTGAAAAGATAACACAGTTAAACCGTCCGGTTGATAACAATTTATTAAGCCAAATTACATACTTAACGAGTAT